AAGAGTGGAGTGATAAACAATTCTTTCCTGAAACTTACAACAAAGAAACAAAACAATTAGAAGGTGGCTACAATCCCGAAGAAGTAGGATACAAGAGAGATGAACAAGGAAAACTGATCAGAGATGATAGAGGTAAACTTATTAAAGAACCAACGTTCTTAGACAAAGCGGTGCCTTACATTAAAGAAAAGATCAGTCCTTTCAGTGGAATGATGGGCCAGAAAAGCCAGACACCTTTACCTCCAACACCAGGAGTAAGTCCACAGTTTGCACAAGCCAATCAAACTAATCAACAAACTGGGTTGACGCATAGTGAAAATGCTTTATTATCCAACGAAGAAAAAGCTATTAAATTAAGAAGCAAAGGAATGGCATAATGCCTAAACAAGACGCACTACAAAAAATAGAATCACATGAGAAACTATGCAGGATTATGCAAAAGCAAACGCACGACAAAATTCAAAATATAGAAGCCCAATTAAGAAGACTTGAGCGAATCCTTTTAGTATCCGCAGGTGCTTTAATTTCTGGTATGGCTTGCATGATTTTTATGCTCATTTCGCAGTAAGACTCAAAATTCCAACGCCTCGCGCGTATATCCTACAATTTAGAGGATTAGATCCAAGCCTTAAGTTCTTCACCCATCACTTGAGTAGCGATGTCAACTTTTTTACGAAGAGCTTTTACAATTTTTTCGTCAACCGTGTCTTCGGCAAGTATATCAATATAAGTCATTGGTTTTTCTTGACCAATTCTATCAATTCTCGCTTCAGATTGTTTACGTTTTTCTAAATCATAACCATTAGAATAATAAATCATCGTAGAGGCACCGGTAAGAGTAATTCCATACCCGCCGGTCTGTGGTGTACCTACTAAAAATCGAATTTTACTTTCTGGATCTTGCATCTCTCTAATTGCTTTCTGTCGATCATCGGTGCTTGTATCACCATAGTAAGTCATCACAGATCCTGGGTATTCCTTTTCAATCTCTCTTACAATCGTGGCGATATCATGACGCCAATGCGCCCAAATAACGGCCTTACCTTCAACTTCTTCTAAAGGGTCCATAAGTTCAGTAATACGATTATTTTTAATTTCCTGCACAGAGCCATCATCAGCTTTGAAATGACCACAGGTAATTTGCTGCAATCTCATAATTTGAGTAATAGCATTAAACGTTGTTGTCATTTTCCCGTTCAATTCAGCAAGAGCCATAGACTTCATTTGTGAATAAACTCGTTTTTGTTCAGGCGATAATTGAATAATTCTTTTCATGAAAGTTTTAGGAGGTAAGTCCAAACAATCATCTTTTAAAACACGATAAGAAAATTTCTTTACGATTTCCGACAGTTCCGCAAGATTTTTATACCCTGTAACAATTTGTATGGATCTTCCATTAAAGTTAGCTGTTTTTAGTAAAGCATATCTTGTACGAAAGGCATAATAAGAAGAAAAATCTAATAGGTACTCGTCTAAAAACTCACATTGCGTATATAAATCTAATGGTGATTTAGTAACCGGTGATCCAGTTAGTATTCTTCTATATTTACTTAATTTAGATAGACTTAATATATTTTTAGTTCTTTGTGCACCAGGATTCTTGATTGTTGTGCTTTCATCAATAGCAACAAGTGCATTATGACAACTTAAAAATTTAGCAGCGAAATCTAGTCCTTTTTTAGTAGAAAACGCTTCTACATTCATAATAAGAATGTGAAGGTCCACTTCGGGCTTAAATAAAGTATCTAATTTATCTTGTTGTTTTTTATTGATCAGTGCTTGCCACAAAACGGTCTTTTTCTCTATATGATTAACTAAGTGAATAGGTATTTCAGAGTCAAACCAATTTTTATAAACACCTTTGGGTGCTACAATTAAAGCACCATTAATTTTACCTTTATCATAAAGCATAGATATATTATCTAATAATACTTTTGATTTACCTGTACCCATTTCCATAAAGTAGGCAAAGACTTCTTTATTCCACGACATTTCCAATGCTTTTAATTGATGAGCATAGGGCTTAGTTTTAAATTTATAATTCATAGTTTTAATTTCTTCTTTCTATTGACAGTCTATATACAATAATTTATAAAGTGTCAAGAAAGTTATGAGTGATTATACAGATCTAAAAAAAGATAAAGAACCTATCGTTTATGTGTTGCAGGAATTACCTGGAACAAGAATGGGCCGTCCTAAATTTAATATTATGGGTGCTCAAAAATACGGTAAGTTAAAAGTGTTGTTAAGAGAAGACACACAAATTATCTTAAGTCCAGGTCCTGTCATTTTTGAATTAAGACGTTTGTTAAAAGATTACAACTCAAACGATTATTTATTATTATCAGGAGATCCATCAGTTATTGGGATTGCTGTTGCAATTGCTTCTGATATAAATAATGGAAGATTTAATTTATTAAAATGGGACAGACAAGAGAAAGTATATTACCCATTAGAAATAAACCTATATGAAAGAGGAAAAATAGATGAGTAGTGCCTTAAAGGTGCCACATTATAAGTGTATTTAATTAACAAAGGAGATAGAAAGCTATGAATGAAGACCTACAAAAAATGTTTATTAAGGATGCGCCTCAAGATGTTGATAATTTAACAGGTGCAGAAAATTTATCTGATTTAGTTCTTCAGTTACAAAAACTAGAGGACGAAGTTAAAGAAGATGAAGAAAGACTTAAAGATAAAAAACAAAAAATAGATAAACTTTCGGGAATAGCCATTCCTGAAATAATGGAATCCATGAAATTAAAGACAATGAAATTGTCGGATGGATCCGGAATAGAAATTAGAGAGATGTATAGCGCAACGATTCCTGTAGCAAATAAGGAAGGCGCTTTTAACTGGCTTCGAGACAACGACTTAGGTGATCTTATTAAAAATGAGATCACAGTTTCCTTTGGTCGTGGCGAAGATAACAAGGCGAGCGGTTACGCAGACCTTGCAAAAGGTCATGGGTTTGAACCAACTCAAAGGTTGAAAGTAGAACCTATGACACTTAAAGCATTGTTTAGAGAGCGTTCTGAAAGTAATCAGGAACTGCCTTCTGAACATTTTAACCTGTTTAAGGGAAACAAAACAAAAATAACAAGGAGCAAATAACATGAGTCAAGAAACAAGTGACGTAACAGTAAAAAAAACAAATGCAGTAGCAACCTTAGACTTTGTTGCAGATTCAGGAATGGGTTTGGAAAACATAGATAAGAGTGATCTTGCATTACCTTTTCTGAAACTACTACAAAGTGGTTCAGATGAAACAAAAAAGAAACATGCTAAGTATGTAGAAGGCGCAGAAGCCGGCATGTTTTATAATACAGTTACAAAAAAACTGTACAATGGAGAAAAGGGAATTGAAGTAATTCCTGTCTTCTATAAAATGACGTACCCAGAATGGGCACCTTTTGAGAGAAAAGAAGGTAGACCTATTTCTAACGATAGGGGTCCTAGCATTATGGCCAATACAACCCAAAATGATAGAAACAAAGATATGTTGGACAATGGTAATGAAATCATTAAGACAGCAAATCATTTTGTTATAATCAATGGGGATAGACCAGAAAAAGCTCTGATGACAATGAAATCTACTCAGTTAAAGGAAAGTAGAAATTGGAATTCATTAATGGAAAATGAATTTGAATCAGCACCTTCTGGTAAATCTGTACCGGCACCTATATTTTCAAGAGTTTATAAGTTAAATTCTGTAGAAAATTCAGGAAGCTTTACTTGGCATGGATATAAAGTGTCTATGTTAAAAAAAGTAGATGATGCAGGTCTATATCAAATGGCTCGTGATTTTCACAACTCTTTAAAGAACGCTCAGACAAAAACTGCAGCTGCTTCCACTGAGGAAAATAAATCAAACTACTAGTTTCTCGTAAGAGAAAAATGGGCGGTCTAGGGAGACTGAAGCCGCCCATAATTTAGACAAAGTTTTTGTTTAAGGGATCATTATGGTAAATGAATTTATAAAATTGTTTTCTGGTTATGCGGGAGACTTTGGTATCGCTGATATGTCATCAGCAAAATTAGATGCTGAAAAAAATAAACTAAAACCAGACTACGAATGGTCTGGAAGACCTATCACTACTATAGATTATGAGAATCATATTAAAGGTAATATATCTATAGGTATACAACCATGTAGATTAGATAAGACAGCACAATTTGGTTGCATTGATGTAGACCCTAAAAATTACGCAAATTTTAAAATAGAAAAATACCTGGCATTATTTGCACAGTACAATCTACCTTTAGTTCCTCTTATGTCTAAGAGTGGAGGACTTCATTGTTATCTATTTTTAAAGGAACCTATTCCTGCTTCTGATTTAATAGAAGCATTAAAATCTTTTCTGCTTCCTTTGGGTTTAAAACCCACCACAGAAATTTTTCCAAAACAGAAAGAATTAAAGGAAGATGACAAAGGAAACATAAAACCAGGAAATTTTATTAACTTACCTTATTACAATAATGGTCAAACACATAGGTATGCAGTAGACAAAGACAACAAAAAATTATCATTAGAACAATTTATAAAATACGTAGAAGAACTTAAAACTGACAGCAGCACCTTAGACTCCCTAGTAGATCAAACACATAAAAATATTTTAGTAGGTTCAGATCCAGAATTTAATGATGGTCCTCCTTGTTTAGCTTTGTGTTCAAAATCTAAATTAGATGATGGTAGAGATAGATTTATGTATAACTACATGGTCTTTGCTAAAAAGAAATATAAAGATAAATGGACAGACCAATTAATGTTTGCCAATACTAAGTATTTAGAAACACCTTGGGACAAAGCCAAGTTAGATCAAAAGATTAAAGCATGGGATAAGGAAACAGCCGGTCATACTTGTTATGAAGATCCTATTCAAGATAAGTGTATGAGAAGTTTATGTTACTCTAGAGTTTTTGGAGTTAAGTCAGATAACATAAATGCTTTTCCAGACATAACAGACTATCAAATAATAAAGTATGAGAGACCAGAATATAGATTTAATGTTGTTATGCCAAATGACGACAAAATAGAAGTAGTAATACCTGATGTAGATATAATGACAAATCAAAAAAAGGTTTTAGATCTTATATGGGAGCAGACAGGAATATATTTTGAACCTTTAAAACCAAAAGATTATAGAGTTAAATTAACAGATTGGAGAAAAGATTGTCAAAACATTAAACCACCTGAAGGAACAAGTACAGATGATATATTGGGTAACGAGTTATATAATTATTGTGTTAATGGACCACAAGCTAGAGAAAGAATACAGATAAGACTAGGCTCATGTCTTACAGAAGATGGTCACCATTACTTTAAGTATCAATCTTTTATTTCTCATTTAGGTAATGATTGGAAAATATCTAAAGAAAAAATAGGACACAAACTAAAAGTAAAATTTAATGTTGAGTTTAATTATTCTTTGAAGATAGAAAACAAAGTAGAGAAGGTATGTAAACTAAAACAATTACATGTAGATAAAATAGAATACAAACCTGTAGAGCGAAAGGATTCTAATTACTAATGAGGTATAAAGTAATAGGTCCTCCAGGTACAGGGAAGACTAAGACATTGTTAGATGAAGTAGATAAATATTTAAAGAAAGGTGTTCCTTTAAATCGTATAGGCTATTTTGCATTTACAAGAAACGCAGCCAATGAAGCAAGAGATAGGTTTTTAAAAAAGAATGAAGACTTGACTAAGAAAGATACATTGTATTTTAAAACATTACACTCTTTAGCTTTTCATAATTTAGGATTAAACCAAGATAATGTGATGAATGAATTACATTACAAAGCTATTGGTGAAACATGTGGCATACAAATTAAATATGCAGCATATGAGAGCAACGCATGGAATGGAATATTTAGTTCCAACAGTGAGTATTTAAATTTAATAAATTTAGCCAGAGTAAAAAGAATAGATACACTACATCAGTTTGATTTAAACGAGCATTTAAGTAATGTTGAAAGAGATAAGTTAGATGCAATAGATAAAGAAATAAATAGTTATAAAAAAATTTATAACCTAATAGATTTTACAGACATGTTAGATAAATTCTTAAAAAAGGGCACTGTTAAAGGTAAATTAGACGTTATTTTTGTAGATGAAGCACAAGATCTATCAAAAATACAGTGGGATATGTTAGAAAAAATTGAAAAAGAAAACGATGCAGATGTATGGATTGCAGGTGATGACGATCAAGCTATTTTTGGTTGGGCCGGAGCTTCTGTAATGTCTTTTATAGATTGGAAAGCTAAGGAGATACCTTTAACACAATCAGAAAGAGTACCTAGTGCAATACAAAAAGCTGCTCTTTCTATTGTAGATAGAATAGAAGAATACAGATTAGATAAAAAATATTATCCTAAAAAAGAAAAAGGACAAATACTTGAGGTAATAAAAATATCTGACATAGATATGTCTAAAGGAAGTTGGTTGATATTAGCTAGAACAAATACTCTATTAAAAGAAATTCCTAAAATGTTAAAACAAAAAGGTTTGTTTTTTAAAACTTCTGATGGCAAAAATAGTATAGGTAAAAATTTATACGAAGACATTGAGTATTGGAACAAGATGAGAGAAGGAAAAAAAATACCAGAGATAATTGAACAAAGAATACTAGAGAGAATTAAGGGAAGTAAACCAGATCTTAAATTAGAATGGCATAAAGCATTTACTAATGAAACATTGTCTAAGATAGATTATCTAAGGGTTTTACTTTCTAACAAAGAAAAAATACACAAAACTCCTAGAATAACTGTTTCAACAATACATAGTGCAAAAGGTGGGGAGGCAACAAATGTTGTTTTATTTTTAAATGAAACAACCAACACAATAAAAGCAGCAAGCAAATCAAGATCTAAAAGAGATGAAGAATTTAGAGTTTGGTATGTAGCTGTAACAAGATCAATGAAAAATTTATTCTTAATAAAAAATAATAACAAAAGGAAGGAATTTACAATATGAAGGCTTACAAAAAACAAATTGGTGGATCTCATTACAAAGACATGGTTATGCAGCCAAGTGAGTTTATAAATAAGAACCGTTTGCCTTTTGCAGAAGGATCGGCTATAAAATACATATGCAGACATGCAGCGAAAGGGAAAGAACAAGACATCGATAAGGCAATACATTATTTAGAAATGATAAAAGAGAGAGACTACAAATGATATTTAAAGCTCAAACAGAATGGGTTAAACCCACAGAATTTCCAGACTTACGTTACGCTGACGAAATTGCAATTGACTTAGAAACATATGACCCTGACTTAAAAACAAAAGGTTCTGGTGCTGTTGTTGGTAGAGGTAAAGTTGTAGGTATAGCAATAGCTACAGATGGTTACTCAGGATATTTTCCCTTTGATCATGAAGGTGGTGGTAACTTAGATAAAAAATTAGTTATGAAATGGTTTAAAGATGTTTGTGAATGTCCAGCAAATAAAATATTTCACAATGCAATGTACGATGTATGTTGGATTAGAGCAATGGGTTTTAAAATAAACGGTAGAATTCTTGATACTATGATTGCAGCATCATTAGTTAATGAGAACAGATATAGATTTGATCTAAATAGTTTAGGTTGGGATTACGTTGGTCAAGGTAAGAACGAATCAGAATTAGTTAACGCTGCTAAAGAATGGGGTCTAGATCCTAAAGCAGATATGTGGAAACTACCTGCACTATATGTAGGAAATTATGCACAACGAGATGCAGAAGTAACTTTAGCTTTGTGGAAAGTTATGCAAAAAGAAATAACTACTCAAGATATAACTTCTATATTTGATTTAGAAACAGATTTATTTCCGTGCTTAGTTGATATGAAATTTAAAGGGGTTCGTGTCGATACCGAATCCGCTCATAAATTGAAACAAAAGTTAAGTGCAGAAGAAAAACAATTATTGCTAGAAGTAAAAAAAGAAACAGGAGAAGAATGTCAAATATGGGCTGCAAGAAGTATAGCCAAAATTTTTGACAAACTAAAATTAAATTACGAAAGGACTGAAAAAACACAGGCACCTTCATTTACTAAAAACTTTCTGTCTACACATAGTCATCCGTTGGTTAAGAAGATAGCAAAAGCCAGAGAGATAAACAAGGCCCATACAACATTTATAGACACTATTATTAAACACGAACATAAGGGTAGAATACATGCAGATATTAATCAAATAAGATCTGATCAAGGTGGTAC